ATGAAATCTGCAAGGGTTGGATATTCTAAAATTCTTAATCATATCATTGCTTATCATATCCATAACGATCCTTGTCCCATAATGATTGTTCAGCCAACAATTGAGGATGCTACTGGTTATTCAAAAGAAGAAATAGCTCCAATGCTTAGAGATACTAAATGTTTGCAGGGATTAGTAAGTGATGCAAAAGCAAAAGATGGACAAAATACACTTTTACAAAAATTATTCCCCGGTGGTAATCTAACTTTGGTTGGAGCTAACTCACCTAGAGGATTTAGAAGAGTTAGTAGACGTATAGTTTTGTTTGATGAGACAGATGGGTATCCAGCATCTGCTGGGACTGAAGGTGACCAAATCAAACTAGGAATTAAGCGTACAGAATTTTATGCAAATAGAAAAATAGTTGCTGGATCTACACCAACAGTTAAAGATTTCAGTCGCATAGAAAAATTATTTAAACAGACAGATCAGCGCCGATATTATGTTCCATGTCCTAAATGTAATCATATGCAGTATTTAAGATGGGCTAATTTTGAATGTTTTGAGAATGATCCAAGTACAACAATATACAAATGTGAGAATTGCAATGCTCATATACCTCACTCGAAAAAAAGATGGATGGTAGAACGTGGCGAATGGAGGCCTACCGCACCTTACAATGGCAAGCACGTTGGTTTTCATATATGGGCTGCTTATTCATATTCACCAAATGCCACATGGCAAAATTTAATGGAAGAATATATAGCTTGCAAAGATGATCAAGAACAATTAAAAACATTTATAAATGTTACTTGTGGTGAAGTATATGAAGATGAATATCATACAAAAGCTAGTGCAGATGGTTTAGCGAAACGTGCAGCAGAGGAAAAATACGAGAAAGGTATACCTCCAAAAGAAGTTTTAATATTAACCCTTGGTATTGACGTACAAGATGACAGATTAAGTATGTCAGTTATAGGTTTTGGTAGAAATGAAGAGATGTACCTTGTTGATAGAAAGGTTATATATGGTTCACCAGCAAGAGCAGATTTATGGAAACAATTAGATGAGGTTTTATTATCTAAATATAAAAATGAGTTAGGTCAAGAATTAAAAATTGATACAGCAGCGATCGATACCGGTGGACACTTTACGCAAGAAACATATCAATATGTCAGAGAACGTGAACATTTAGGCATAATTGGAATAAAAGGTATGGGTCAGAAAGGAAAACCTATCCTTGGTAAGCCAAGTAAGGTTGATATACATTTTTCTGGAAAAGTATTAAAAAGAAGTTTTAAATTATTTCCGGTAGGAGTAGATATGGCAAAAACAACTTTACATAACAAGCTTAAAGATGCTGAAGTAGGTAAAGGTTATATACATTTTTATCCTTCTACAACACAGGATTACTTTGAAGAATTAACGGCAGAAAGGCAAATACTGAAATACAAAAATGGATATCAAGAACGCGTTTGGATCAAGAAAAACAATCAGGCAAATGAGGCATTAGATGAAATGGTCTATTCTTATGCTAGTTTTCAGAGATTATTACAAAAATATGACAGAAGAACCATATATGACCAGTTTGAAAGAAGATTTGAGAGTAAAAAGCCTCCTAAGGAGGCTAAGATAAGATTAAATCAATCTAAATTAGCTAAAAAGCCTAATTTTATCTCTAATTGGTGATAAAAAATGACCTTTCCACAAAAAATACGCGCTGGTGATCTCGTTCAATGGCGTATACCAGCAAGTCAAGATGTATTTGGTAATTCGATAAGCAGTCCAGATTGGTCTGTTATTTACTATCTCAGGACTAATACATCGTCTGAAGGGGCAACTATTAATAGTTCTGCATATTTAGATGGCTTTGAATTTAGTATCCCTGCGGCTACAACAACTAATTTTGATGTAGGTGATTGGTTTTATCAAGCTGTAGCGAATAAATCAGGGCAAGAAATACAGACGATCTATACAGGAAGTTTTGAGGTTTTGGCCTCTATGTCATATTCTGGAACACCAGCAGCCTTTGATGGTCGTTCACAGGTACAAAAAGATTTAGATGTTATACAGGCAGCAATCAGGACAATCATTACTGGTGGTGCTATACAAGAATATAAGATTGGTACAAGGTCAGCTAAAAAATATGAATTATCAGAATTACTTGCATTGGAAAGTAGATACAAAGCAGAGCTTGTAAGAGAAAAACAAGCAGAGATGATTGCTAATGGTCTTGGCAATCCAAGGGCAACATTTGTACGTTTTAATGGAGCAATCTAATGGGAATCAGATCAAACATTAGTTCAGCAGTAAAACGTGTTTTAGGTTTTGGTAGAAATGCTAATCCACTAAAAAATTTACGCGCATATCAGGGAGCATTAGTTTCTAGGCTTACTTCCGATTGGATGAGCAGCCAGTTAAGTGCCGATGCCGAAATAAGGAATAGTTTGCGTAAGCTAAGAGATAGATCAAGAGAATTAGTAAGAAATAATCCTTATGCTAGACAAGCAAAACGTACAACACAAATAAATATTGTTGGTACAGGTATGAAGTTTCAGTCTCTTGTTGTACAGCAAAGAGGTGGCAAACGAGATCAGAGGGTAAATAATATTATTGAGGAAGCATGGTCAGAATGGACACAAGCAGATAGTTGTGATTGTGCTGGTAAATATAGCTTTCATCAATTTGAATGGTTAGCGTCTGGTGCATTATGTGAGTCAGGCGAGGCAATTTTCAGAATTGTTAGAAAGCCATTTGGCAATTCACAAGTGCCACTCGCTTTGCAAATGATTGAAAGTGATTTGCTAGATGAAGAATATGATGGCAAAACACTTAATAAAAATAACGAATGGCGTAACGGCGTAGAAGTTGACGAATGGGGGCGAGCTTTGCGTTACGCGATACTGACTAAACATCCTGGCGATGCATATTATCTTGATTATTCTGCAAACCGAAAGTTACATATATTCATACCAGCAGAAGATATTATTCATCTATTTCTTCCAGAAAGACCTGGCCAAAACAGAGGTGTGCCTTGGTTTCATAGCGTTATGGCTGATATGCACCAACTACAAGGTTATGAAGAAGCTGCTGTTATTAGAGCTAGAGCCGGTGCAAGTATTATGGGCTTCATACAAAATGATCAAGGAGAGCTGATCGGTGATGATGTACAAAACAGTCAACGCATACAGTCATTTGAGCCAGGTACATTTAGATATTTGATGCCTAACGAATCTGTTACTGTCCCAGATATAGATTATCCGTCTCAACAATATGAGATGTTTGTAAAAAACAAAATTAGACGTTTTGCTACAGGAATAGGTTGTAGTTTTGAAACTATTAGTAAAGATTTTTCAGAAACTAATTACTCAAGCTCAAGACTTAGCTTGTTGGAAGACAGACAACATTGGAGCTTCTGTCAAAAATATATGATTAAGAACTTTCATCTAAGAGTTTTTAAAATGTGGATAGAACTTGCAGTGCTAACAGGAGAGTTAGATTTTCCTGATTATTCTGCAAACTCAATGAGATACTGCAAGCCAAGATGGACACCACCAGCACAACATTATGTTGATCCTCTAAAAGAAATAAAAGCTTATAGAGAAGCAGAACAAGCTGGCTATATGACTAAATCACAAGTCATAGCACAAACAAATGGCGGTGATTATGACGATATTGTTTCTGAGATTGCAAGAGAACAGGATGTCGCACAAGGGTTAGGAGTTACATTAGATAAAGATTTAGATTTAGAGGTAGAAATAGGACAGGAAGCACCTCCTACTACAGAACCTACTAGAGCTAAAAAAACACGCAAAAAGAAAACTGACTAGCTATGGCGAATGTTAATGGAACGGACATAAACCTGATGCCTACAGACGGCATGAGGAAAGAAGCGGAAAGATATAGAGCTTGGAAAAAAGAAGGAGAAGGTGGTGGTACAGATGATGCAAGAACAAGAGCAACACAAATATTAAGCGGAAACGAACTATCACCAGATACAGTTATTACAATGAACGCATGGTTTGCCCGACATGAGTCGGATAAATCAGGAAAGGGTTTCCGTCCGGGGGAAGAAGGCTATCCTAGTAATGGTAGAGTAGCTTGGGCTGCTTGGGGCGGTGATGCTGGTCAAACTTGGGCTAGGTCAAAGTCTAATTCAATCAAAAAAGCAAGAGAACGCACTATGACTGAAGAAACTAAAACAGAACACAGAGCCGAACCCGATGGGCTTAAGGTTGGTGATTTTGTTAGATGGAACTCTAGCGGTGGTACAGCTAGAGGAAAAATTGATCGTATCGTTAGAGATGGATCAATAGATGTACCTGATAGTTCCTTTACTATTACTGGAACAGCAGACGACCCTGCTGCACTTATAACTTTGTATCGAAATGGGGAGGCTACCGATAGAAAGGTCGGCCATAAATTTTCGACACTTACAAAAATTGCAGCGATTAGAAGTGTTGATGCTGGAGATAAATTTGAACGTAAAGAGGTTACGGACTTTAAAAATGTGAAATCACGCACATTTGAGTTTCCTTTTAGTTCTGAATATCCAGTAAAAAGATATTTTGGTAACGAAGTATTAAGCCATGAAGATGGTGCTGCTGATCTTAGTAGGCTAAATGATGGCGGTGCGGTTCTCTTTAATCACAATATGGATAAGCCTATAGGTGTGGTTGAAAGTGCATATATTGGAGAAGATAAAAGAGGTTATGCCAAGATTCGTTTCTCTAGAAGCAAGTTTGCATCTGAGATTTTAGATGATGTGAAAGATGGCATATTGAGAGGTATAAGCTTTGGTTACTCCATAAATGATATAGATGAGACAGCAGATGGTATGCTTGCAAGATCATGGTCAGTTCACGAATTGTCAGTTGTGACAGTTCCGGCTGATCCAACAATCGGCTTCGGCAGAAGCTTGATCTCACCCTCACAAGGCAATAGTATTACTATGGAAGATAAATCACCTCAACAGGAGATTATTTCTGCGGAAGAATCCGCATCACCCTCGGTTCGCACTATGGAAGAATCAACTAAAGAAACTGCGGTTGAAGCGGAGAAATCCGTTGAGATCGACATCAAAGCCGAAGTTCAACGTGCTATTGATGAAAACAATGCTCGTACAGCAGCAATCACTTCATTATGTCGTGAATTTGGAAAGTATGGAGCAGAAGAGCTTACTGACTCACTTATTAAATCTAATAAGTCACCAGCAGAAGCTAAAGCAGCTATCCTCGATCTTGTTAAAAACAAGGCAGAGGCAGTTAATACACCAATACGTTCTACTGACATGAGTACTAATGAAGTTGGCTTAGACCAAAAAGAAGTTAAGCGATTCTCTTTCTTAAGAGCATTAAACGCACTAGCAAACCCAACAGATCGTGCTGCACAAGAAGCAGCAGCTTTCGAGAGAGAGGTATCTGACGCAGCTTCCAAAAAGTATGAGAAGCCTGCAAACGGAATTTTAGTTCCTAACGAAGTTTTACAAAGAGACTTGAACGTAGGTACTGCAACTGCTGGTGGTAACTTAGTTCCAACAGAATTATTGGCAGGCTCATTCATTGACATTCTTAGAAAGAGAATGGCTGTGATGGCAACAAACCCAACAATGCTTACAGGATTGTCTGGTAACGTGTCTATCCCAAGAATGACATCTACATCAACTGCTTACTTTGTAGGTGAGTCAGGCGCACCAACAGAAAGTCAGCAAGCTTTCGACCAAGTGAACATGACACCAAAAACAATCGGTGCTTTTGTTGACTACTCAAGAAGATTGCTACTTCAGTCATCTATAGACGTTGAGACAATGATTAGAGATGACATTGCAAAGGTTATTGCTACTAAGTTAGATAACGCAGCTATCTATGGATCTGGTAGTTCAAACGAGCCATTAGGTATCAAAGATACAACTGGTGTAGGTACATCAACAATTACTACATTCGGAACATTTGCCGAATATATACCACTTGAAACAGATGTTGCAGCAGCAAACGCTGATGTAGCTAATATGTACTAACTAATCAATGCTTCTGCTAGAGGTGCTTTGAAGTCAACAGAAAAGGCTACAAACACAGG